GCAGTTGGGGCACACAATCATCTCTTGATCTCCAGCATCACAAGCTTCACAAGTGACTAATGGTCTGAAGGCGTCGTCTTGCGTATACAATCCTCCAGAAATGAGCGCTATTGCATAGAACGATTCCCAGTTCATTTGCTCAGCGTACTTCTGTAGAAGATCACCATTGCCTCCAAGGCACATCTCTCCAGCCGAGTCCAGATGCGGATGTTCACTCTCATCAGTACCATCCATATGTACGTATGTCCAGCCATCCCTACGTCCGACTGATACCTGTATATCTGGGAACTCATACAGATCATCCTTGTAGATGATGTCACCTGGTACGTTAAACCTAAACTCTTCGCTTTCAAACCAGTTCCGTACATTGAACTCGTTCAAAAGAAGACGAGCACCATAGAAATAGTGCTCGTCGCATAGAAATAGGTTCAGCGAGTTAGCGCCAATCCTACTGCCCTGATTTAGGCAAAACAGACACAGACCCATTTGCCTCCGCCTTTGCGAACACAACTACGCCGCTGGTGGGAACAGTTGATGTTCGATTCAGCGTTCCCTCTGATGTTCGGTACGAGATGGTGGGTAGATATTCCAGGCCAACCATACTGAGGGCATCCTCAAGTGTGGTGCCCGGGTTGACACTAACGGTCTTCGTGGTTCCTTGTCCTGCGATACGCAACATGTTTCCTCCTACTGAACGTATAGAATTGGTTTACCTATTGACGACCAGCCCAGTGCTCGTGTAAGATCTTTCGTCATCCAAACGATGTTCATATGTGGTTGATGGGTAGATGACAGAAGCTTGTGTGCTGGAATACAGTTCAACAAGTCCTCTGTCTCACACATTGCAGGTTCTGTCTGCAACAGACGCACTAGCCACTCGGCCTTCACCTTATCGTTACTCTTTGCGATGAGATCGCCGGGTACTGTATTCGCTAGCTCAAAAGCAACCTCTCGTGCCGCCAGTCTAGCCTCGTCCATAGACTTGAAGATAGTAACTACGTAGCTGCAAGACACCCCAGTTAGGCCGCATACTGTCCCCATCGTGATGGAGTACTCGGGGATCAGCTCTACCTTATACTCGTACTTTCCAAGACCTAGCTTCAGGTCTGGTGTAACGAGTTTCGAGTCGAAGAGATTAGACGAAGGTCCTGTCACCTGGCCGTGGTTTTCTGGGGTAGTTCCTGCTATCGAGAGGGACTGCGTAGGGGGTGAGAAATCCACCCCCTGCAGCAGCTTGCGTCTACGACTAGCCTTCGACTGTGGGGAAGAGGTCATTGGTGATGGCTGCGAGATCGGCTGCAGCTTCTTCCAAATCGCGGATGTTGGCCATCTGATTCAGAACGTCCTCGATCCTGAGCACGCTCTGGTCCTTCACACTGACGAACAGAGAGTCCATCACACGCTCTGCATTCAGCTTCTGAGTACGAATCTGAAGCACGGCGGATTCCAACTGCAACTTCACAGAATCCTTCGCGATTCCCTTACGGGCTTCATCAACCTTCGCCTGCACAAACAGCTCATCAAACGTCTTACGACTCATCTTGCACCTCCTAAGTGCCCTTCATAATGTCTATCTCGTAGCTTATCTACGAGCTTTGACTGACCCAAAATGGTACTTTCTTGCCCTGCTTCCAACTCCCAAGTATTACTGCGCAGCAGCTCTAAGCAAAACCCTGCACATTCGCCAACACCCCGCCTATACGACAGAATCTTGTACAGCAATGATACCACATCGGTACAAAAAAACCACTGTTATGCGCAGAACAATCCCTATCTGTATCACAATACTACTGTGTTGGGGGACTGTCGATACACAAGTCGGGGTTACGATACCTATATACATATACGTATGTTCCTAGGATAACGGCTATAGCAGCGACGATGTATCCAATCATCTTAGCGGCGCGTTGGTTCTTCATACGCCGCAAGTAGATAACTCGTAGAGCCTTCGTCTCCTTATCCATAAGGCACTCCAGTTGACCATATCAATGCCGCGAGTAGTGGTATACCCAGGACTACCCATACAACATGCTTTAGTGGTGACCATTTCTTACCGGCCCACTTTGCAATCATGTCTATGAAAGACATAGCCCCGTATGTGGACACCGTGTATACCACTAGCCCAATTGCTACTACCAACGCTTGCCAGTAAGTCATTCTGTCCTCCCTATCGTCGTAGTATACGACCTATCTTGCGTAGTCTTGATCTGCGTACTTCCCACAACTGCGAGTTGCACTCCCATCGTGATCCATTCGGTATGTGGCCCAGTGCTACATCTCGTCTGAGATCCCTGAATGCGAACTTAGCCAGTCCCGGGTGATACAACTGGGTGCCAATCACCCCATCCTTCGGACACTTCCTGCAGGTAGCCATGCTATCTGATGGTATACGTACATGCCTTGCTTTCTTGCGAGTAGCTATCTGATCGCCATGTTCTGCGCGGAACTCCAACGATGCTGCGTGCTGACAAACTCTACACTCTGATCTACGTCCATTGCTTGACGACCTGCGCTTGTTAAACTCCGATAACCTCTTTGGTACGTGACACACAGAGCACACCTTCTTCATTGGTGTCTTCCTTATCGTTGGTGATCGATGTGTGCATCAAGACCCATAATTCCACCATCTTCATCATCCGAGTACCAGTGTAGCTTGTTGTTCCTGGCATGCTCGTACAAAGCTTCCCACTCAGACTCTGGTCGCCATCGACAGGGAGTGTCTATGTCCTTGAAGTGCCACTTCTCACCGTCTTTGGGATCTCCGAGGGCCTCTTCGCAATCATCGCATGCTTCTTCCATCAGTTTCCACCAGGCAGTAGGTAGATCTTGTGGATCATCGAACAGATCCTCATCAAAGTCGGGGTAGATATCGAGTGTGATAGTCTTCTTCTCGCCATCCTTGAACTCTGCTTTGATGAATGGAGGGCCTTCAAAGCCCCACTCCCACCCTTGTGTTCGCCACTGTCGCTCTTCAGCCGCTGGATAAGTGCTGAGCGTAATCATTCCATCGTCTCCTATTTATCGTGAAGATCAACAGTAAGGATGATATACTCAAACGCATAGTTCTTCTGGCTGTTCCTAAGCTCGCGCATACGTATAAGCTCAGAGTGTGCTTGTTTTGTGGTATGCCACGCGCTGACAAGATTGCGGTCTGTGTATTGTGGACCAAACAGAGTCTCTTCTAACACATAGATCTTCGCCATAGTATCTCCTATTGCTACGCCCCATCCACGGCGCACCTCGTGGGGGGACTGGGGCTAGATGATTTGTGCGCAGCGATTGTGGACATGTCATATCCGTTGTGTCAAACTTGGTGGATAGTTCTCCGCTGGCACCTTCTTTCAATGTAGATCCGACGGCTAATACTACATAGCCCTTAGACTATGTAGCGGCCTGCGAAATTGCAGGTAATACCGGTGTTGACTTCGACGCCTAGCACCACAATCATGCCACCGGCAGTAGTTCTGTTATCTGTAAGGATCGTACTTGATGTGCATCCGTGATGCTTTGCTTCTTACTGCAGCGCAAGATCTATCAGTTGAGTCAAGCCACCATCGCAGATCAGATCCATGCTGTGGATAGTTTGTCTCTAGATCATGCTCCTCTTGGGCGGTCCACAGTACTCTATTCTTCTTGTGGCATGACTTGGTCCTTTTACCCACAACAAGTCTCCAAACATGATGTGTATGTATGAACTGTATCCACAACCACTAAAATACACGCGATTACTGCTACAACAAGGACGACGTAATAGATGACGATTAAGCCACTCGCGAGTATGTTAAGTTGTTTGTCTGAGAGTTCCATATCTGCCCTCCTTGTGCGCAGAAAAGCTAGTAGGTATTCCTGCGTGAGATCTTAGCTGCCGTACGACGATCCTTGCGGGCTTGCCAATACCCGTGCGCGAACCGTTTCTGCATCTTGTGCTTAGAGGACCTAGAACCAAGCGCGTTGTCTACACGCCGATAGGCTCGGTTGTGTATATAGACCTGGCCAGTCTCACGATTGGTCATGAAGCCTTCGTCAAATAACACGACTGCAGAATGAGGCTGGATCGCTCGCATCTTCAAGGCAATTCCGTACGCCATTACTTCTTCCTTTCAACCCAAGATATACCTGCAATCAGTATGACGACAATGACAGCCATACTAGCAAGTAGTTGTACGTTAGTTCTGGCGTCGATCTCTGAGATAGTGACAGACGTTACGGAGCTTCCCCAGTTGATGTGAGAGATATCATGACACCCGGGGTTCCCAAGCTCTGATACAGTAACACTCGATGTGCCCAGGCCTTCCACCTTAAAGCACCCATCCTCACCATTTTCGTAGAATGTATAGAGTCCCTGTCCCGCCTTGACCTGAACCCCACATACTACCAGTCCATCTGGGCTAGTAACCTCTGTGTCAGAGTCACTAGCCTCTGTCTTGAGCTCGTTTGTGAACGTACAGGTACCAGCACACACCGGAGCGGCCATCACCAATACAACCAGTAGTAGCAACACAACAATCCATCGCTTCATTCCTCGTCTCCCTCTCCAGACTCCTCTAGCAGAATAGCAGCAATCAATGCATACGCAATGAGATCCCTAGTAGTATCAATGATTGACTCGTTCACCTTGTCATTGGCAGGGTTCTCTCGAAGATGTTTGATCCTCTCATACTTATCACACAGACGGACGAGGCATCCGTGATATGCGCTGATACCTATGTACTCTTCTGAGGCATAGAAGTTAGCTAGTGGGTTCTCGTTCTGGTGGCCAGCATACCCTGCATTCTTGTCGCTGTGTAGCTGCGCCATATCTTGTAGGATCTGGTGTACATCGTTATCACCAGATATCTCTATCAAGAACCCCAACCCCTCAAGAGCAACATAGAACCAGACAGGTTCACGTTCCTCGATTGCCCACCAACACGAACTCTCAAACTGGAGAGTAAGCCGCTCGTATGTATGCTTCTCCATTGGAATTGCATCACACTCCTCTTCAAGCTGCTCCAGGAGTTCAAAGTACAACGGGTGTCCATGTAGTCCTTCTCTGTTAATCATATCACTCCTAGATTCATGAGCATCTTCAGGAAAAGATATACTGCCCCGCCCACCACTGCCATATCGATGAGGCTAAAGACGACAACTACGCAGGCCATGACTATGTCTGCTTTCTTCCGTTCCTCTTCTGTATAGCGCCAGGACATGTTGCCCTCCTTAGTCAGTGGAACATTGATGTTACCAGTTGTGATATACATATCTTGTGTCGAGTGCCCAGTCATGTCCATTAAGCGATTGTAGAGATGTTTTACCTCGCGGTAGTAGTTAAGGGACCATTGTGTTTCTATCATATTACTCCTGGACTACAACATCTAGCAGCTTCTCCTTTGTGGGAAGCTGAAAGTTTACTCGATCATAGAACTCCTGCTGTTTTCCTTCGTTGTACGCACTGACTGGACGTAGAAATCCGACGACGCGAGAGTAGACTTCACAGGATACTTTCACTTCGGGCATAGTTATTCCTCTTCGCTGATATATAGAGCATTGCCACGGCGTTCCATGATAAGACCGCAGGCACAGGTCCTTGTTTCTAGATGTTCGATGTTGTCTCCTATCTTGTCACAGCGCGGACATCGTATACCAATATCAACGTTAACCTTCACGCCGGGGATCAGACGAGACTCTCGGCGTGCACGTACTTGATAGGTCGAGTATGTTAGAATTTCGTGTTCACTCATGGTATCTCCTTTGGTATAATGATGTGGAGGTGGCGGGCAATGAACCCGCGTCTTCAATGTTGCACTACTGGATCATGGACAGTCTTTGCGAAGGGCTTTTTCTGTCTCCCCGGTAATCTTGGCACCGAATCGATTCAGTTCACCCCCTTGTGCGCAGAAAGGTTATGGGAGTTTTGATGACGGAGATCTCCCAACTCCGTGAATCTAACAAGTGGTGGTTTATCAGACCACCCAAAGCTCCGGCCTGGACTCGAACCAGGAATCCACTGCGTACAAAGCAATTGTCTTAGCCATTAGACCACGCGGAGCATGTACTACTATGATACAGGACTGGCGGCCAGGACTCCAACCTGTCAAGTTTTGTGTTGTTGAACTACACTTCTTGCGAACTCTATTACCGCTTTGTCGTCCCAGCTGTTCCTCGCAAGATTCGCGATCAATGCGATATATCGAACGTTACCCTTTACATAGTCCTTATCGTTGTCAATCCTGTCGAGAGAGGCGTTGTGTGGATCGCGCTTTATCCTGAACCCCGTCGTGTTTATTGGTAGTTCTATTTCCCATCCAGTAAGCGGACAGATACCACCCTGGCTTTCCCAGAGTTCTTTGAGATACTCAAGATCCAGATGAAATTTGTGACGCGCCCTAGTGGACCTGGTTCTCATAGCAAAGTATCGAAATTGTGTGCCATTATTTACATATGTTACCGATGAAGTTTCTTGTAGAAGTCAGTTGCGTTCTCAGCGCCCCGGCAAAATCCTATACCGTATGCCACTGCATATACCAGTAGAGAAATACTAGTTGCGCCCAGACCAATGGCTAATATCAGCAAAGAGTCCATTACGATCCTCCTGACAACTCCTCAACCCACTCAGCCCACCCACATTGCTCCTCGTCAATAGCTGAGATGAGAGCCTTACGCTTATTGCTAATATCTTCAGCGGTCAGCCCTTCCTTCCCGCCTTCCTTGCGTTCCGATAGTATCGTAGCAATTACCAGCCGTGACTCATACTCCACCAGTGCTTCTTCAATCGTCATGTATATCTCCTTATGGTATTAGGGTTTGGATCTGATCGGGCAAGCTCCCCCGGTTCATCTGCCGCTCATGCAAGGTGCTTCTTACCGCAGATTTGGCCCGATCATTTACTAGAGCATCACCGCACCAATCTCTGGGCGGGTTGGGACGATAGTCTACGACCATCGTAGCTCCTCCCCTTGACTACCTACGTCCTTGAGGACGGCGGTGTTACTGCGCCCGGACGTGCCGGGTCAGCTGATGGGATTGTGGGAATTGACGAGTGTTTGAGGCCTGTTATTTGTTTGGAGGCCTTCTCGCTCGTTTTCATCCCACAACCCCGGATGAGTCCTACTACCCGGGAATGCCCGGTTTCAGACTCAGAGCGCCTAGCTGGACTTGAACCAGCAACCACCTGCTTAGAAGGCAGGGGCTCTATCCGATTGAGCTATAGACGCAAGTCCTACTCTCACTTCTCGTGTAAATTATACCACGGATTCATTGATAATGGATACTGTTCGGTGTGGACTCATTGGGATTATCGGTCCCTCCCGCCACTCCGTTTAGGAAGTTTGCCCCACATACTCGCTTTCGGTTGATTGCCTACTAGCTTTCTAGGGGTTATCCTCGGGCTTATAGACTGCCCTCTGCTCCTTCCAGCACCGCTATCTTCGCTGTCCTATCTTGACGAGGGCTTGGTTGGGGTTGTGATCGCTAGCCAGATAAGCATGACTCCTATTCCCGCACCCATCGCGCCACATATGGCAACACAACCTATCACTATATCTACGACAAAGTCAAACAGATATCCTGGGTTCACTTGCTCACCTCCGCTAACTGCTTAGTCCAGTATGCCATGCTATTCCTCGATTTCGTTCTCGGTAACTTGCTGAACGCTAAAGCTAGTGATCTGAAGACGCGTTCCGTTAATGCCTACGGGGTGCTGTTTGCGTATATTGAAATAGCGAAGGACGTTTCCAAGATCTGTTTCGTGTCCTCCTCCAATGCTGTCACCTGTGTCGATCTCTAACACGACATTGATGATCATGTTATCTCTATCCATCCAAGTGTGACGATGACATTGCCACCGTTAAACTTGAAGTCTGCTATAGCTAGGTCTGGTGCCTTGAGATCTTTCTTGCACAGGATGGTAAGCTCTTCACGTAACGTATTGATTATTGCTTGCTGGTTGTTACCAACATAGCTTTTGCCAATACTCATGTCCAATACGCTCGCGAGTTTGTAAGACTTTGTCTTTGTAACAGGTACTAGCATGTTATTCCTCCTTATTCCGACTTAGCGCATCACAGCTCAAGAATTATGTACAGTGAGTATTGGTGATGGGGCGGGGATCAGACCCCATCATCAACGACGTTTTTCATTAGCGTAAGGTTATTCTTTATGCGCAGAATGATCCCCTTGAACCGAGCTGGCCAATCTTGTACTTGATACAAATCTCAAGCCTTACTGCGAAGCAGCTCTATCCACAACCCTGCTCAAAAGCGATCAGCGTACTTAGAGAACAACGCTAGACGGCCCAGGTATCGCTTGCGATCATGATCTCTCTCATAGTCTGCAGTAATCCTGCGAACAGGATCTTCCAGGTTGAAGTCCACAGCCACGAAGTTCACATCGATATTGTAATCGAAGCAGGCCTGTATCAACCACTCTCTACTATGAGATGCCGGGGCAAAGATTCCCTCGATGACCACCGTTCCTACCTCGTCATCACGGGAAAGCGTAAACAACTCATTCACCAAACGATCCATACGTTCAGTGTATGCACCATACGAATCGAGGGTTGGGTACTGCTTCTCTACCTCCTTGTAGTACTTAGCCATGTCGAGGATAGGTGTATCTTCAGGGAAGTTGGCTGCTTTGATCTCGTAGCTCTTGCCAGCACCAGGCGGGCCACAGTAGACAATTGCTTTCACATCAACCTCCTACTATAATATGAGTATGAATATTGGAGACTATGTTACGTGGAATGATAGGGATGGCCACCCACACTCTGGCTTTGTGGCCGAGTTTATACCTCGGGGAGAACCGATACCCAGGTACTACATTGAGGGCCAGAACAACCCCAAGGGCGTGCGTTTCCGTACACACCAGATAGTCTCAAAGCGCGATGACCGCTATCTTATCGACTGTGGGACTGAGGATACACCTTTGGGTCCCGAACCAGAGTATCGTCTAGTCCCCATTCGTAAAGGGCGTCTTGAGCGTCTCGACGGTCCTCATCTATTCCAGGATAGGGTCTTGGGGAATACAGCAGGTGTTCCAAGCCAAAGGCAGATAGAAGGTCGTCAGCTTCAGCAACCTTTGTCTGATTCTGGGTCAGCGGCTTCGGTTTTTCTCCACGCAAAAGTCCGATGATCCCGACGATACCCAGCAACACAAACAGGATTAGCTCAAACATGACTATCCTTTCCAAGCCTCTTGAACATATCTGTCCAGTCCTCGGTATTATTCTCCTGCTCGCTGAGCAAATGCGCTGCTGCATCATACAACATAGTCTCAAGGCTTTTGCAGACCTTTTCAGCGATTGTTTCTGTGGTGTCATCGTCTGTGATCTCAAGGGTGGGGTCTGGCTCGACGAGGCCTAATAGACTCTCTAGGAAAGCCGCTACTCCTGAAGCCATTCCTAGCTGAGCAGCAAACACAGGATCTCCGAACTCATCACGTAGACTGTGTGTTACATCTATTTCCAGGGTCATATCTTTTGTAGCTTCCAGTATTACTCGCATGTTACCTCCCTATTGTGCGCAGAACGTTATGTACTCATCGGCTTGCTTCATCTCGATCTGTTGACCGTGGCCAATTGTATCCCATCGTAGGGCTGTCTCGTAATCCACCTCCACTAGAATGTTGTTGCGCTCCATCCAGTCAGTAGTCTCATCATGTCCTGAGCAATCCACCACTAAGAACGACTCAAACACCTCGTCTCCCAAAGGCCGTAAGTAAACGATATCCCCGATACGATCACACTCCACCATCGCTACATAGCCATCAGTATCAGGCAACTCCATAGGCAGCGTCATAACTGTCCTGCCCGCTTGTCGTACACGGATCACAGAGTCCATCACACCCGGGCCATATTGACTTGCCCAACCCGCCAGTAGTACTGAAAACGCCAGTAAAACATTCATATGCTAGTTTCTCCCTTCAGGTAATATTATACCACACCCAACTTGCCAGAAGCTATAGATGGTGCTATCATATGGTTATACGTAACTATTAGAGGAGATAACTATGGCAGACATTACTAAGAAGGTAGGACTAGGATCGGATCAGGTAAACATTCTCTATAAGGATATGGGTGATGGCACATATGCTCCGGTAACCGCTGGATATGTCGGGATGCTTGATGAAGACGGAGACTCCTTTGGCCTCAAGCTAGTTGATGGGAAACCCCGCGTCAGTGCAATGCCCTATACCTACGACATTGCAGAAGGCCTCGTTACTGGTCACAAGGCGTGGAATAGCTTTGGATATACGCCAACAATGAACGCGACAGAGAGTGATATATGGAGCGCGGCGGGCCTCTACGTCTACCCCACAGCAGAGCAGCAGATGGAGATGTACTCAAGCGACAACGCGCAAGACATCGGGACCGTCATCAAGGGTGATGCAACAGGGAATACCGTACAGTCTGACACAGATGGCTCTCTGACGACACTCAGGGATGCAAGTGTAAACTTCACAACTGGTACTGCGGTAGCGGTGGGAGATCACCTCATTCTAGACCCGCACGCTGTGCACCCTGGACCAGAGTATGGTATCATCACAAATGTTTCCGAGCATCAGCTTACAGTAGCTAGGGGCTTCCAGAAGGGTGGCTCTGGTGCAAGCCGCTATTACGCTGTTGTCGACGCATCGGCGCACACTGGCGCGATGGCTGTATGGATTCAGTTTCTTGATGAAGACTATGTCAAAGGTGGCGAGATTGTGGTGTTAAATGGTACAACGCCGGTAAATACAGTGCGCGATGACATATTCCGTATCAATTCCATACGGGTAATTGCAGCTGGATCTGGCGGTCTCCCAGTTGGCAACTTGAGCTTACGCAATACACCTGGTACTATCACCTATGGCTACATCACACTGGGTTATACTGTAGACCGTTCGTCATTCTACACTGTACCTGATGGCTACACACTGTACGTCACACAAGTAGTCTTCGGCTTTGGTTGCTCGAATGCTAATCGACAATATGCACGGCTCCACATACATTCAAACAGAGATCCGACACAGGATTATCTAGTGAGTGATATGTACTATCCAGAAGCTGAGGCGATAGCTGCCAATGAGTCAGTGTCTCTTACGTTTATTATTCCACTGAAGTTCCTTGAGCACACAGAGTTGAGTGCTGCAGGTGAATCAACTATAGCAGGTGTTGCCAATGTCACCATGCGTGGTTGGCTAGAGGCTGACTAGTGTAGCCAGAGCTTGTCTAAGCATCCTTAGCGATTGTTCTAGAGCTTTTGGGGTAAAACAGGTATCAGGGCAAGATAGGGGCCTTTTACGGCTCTTTATCTTGCCCCTTCCTTTATCCCAGCACCCTAGCAAGCACCAGAATTACCACGCCGATAGCCAAGCTCCAGTAGTCAAAGTTGTTCCACTTAGGCTCGTCCATCAATCCTCCTCATGTAAAAGCGCATTAGCTTTGAGCATCTCAGCAGCCGCTCTATCCAACTCACCAGCATCGTCTACCAGGATACTGCATGCTAGCACGATAGCAGCAAGTGTGTAATTCGCAGGTGTAAAGTGCTTACGTAGATAGCGGATGTAGTGCATGGCTGGCTCTTGAAGCTCTGACCTTCGGACCTCGTAGGCTCCAGCTCCCGGATTATGTAGGACCAGAGTGATGAACTTTGATGTATCTACACCTACCCCGCGAGCTGTGCGTGGGTCGCAAGAGACGAGGGAGAATTCATAGTGAGTACCATCCCCCGGCTCCATCGAGTA